TTCAAATATGGGCTGCACGTTCAATAGAGAAAGTTTTTCAAAAACTAAACCTACCATACGACCTAACTGCCAAAACACGTTCTCCATCATTTACTAAAAACTTTCTGCAGAATCATCCACACCCAATGGTGAAGTTGATAGCTCGTGCTAGAGAAATAAATAAATCTCATACTACGTTTATTGATACCATATTAAAACACCAACATAAAGGTAGAATACATGCAGAGATCAATCAAATAAGATCAGATCAAGGTGGGACCGTGACTGGTAGATTTAGTTATAACAATCCAAACTTACAGCAGATACCAGCACGGAACAAGGAACTCGGACCACGAATCAGAAGTTTATTTATACCAGAAGATAATTGTCAGTGGGGTTGTTTTGATTATTCACAACAAGAACCACGTTTAGTTACACACTATGCTAGTCTTGATAAACTCTATGGTGTGGACGAAGTATTAAATGCATACAATGAAGGTGAAGCAGACTTTCACCAGATTGTATCTGACATGGCTAACATACCAAGATCACAAGCTAAAACTATAAATCTTGGTTTGTTTTATGGTATGGGTAAAAATAAATTACAAGCAGAGTTAGGCGTATCAAAAGAAGATGCTGAAGATTTATTTAGAACGTATCATGACAAAGTGCCATTTGTAAAAATGTTAATGGAAAGTGTTATGCGTAGAGCACAAGATAAAGGTCGTGTTAGAACTTTACTAGGTCGTAGGTGTAGATTTAATTTGTGGGAGCCCAATCAGTTTGGGATACACAGAGCGTTGAATCACGAAGATGCACTCGCGGAACACGGACCAGGGATCAGAAGAGCGTTCACATACAAGGCTTTAAATAGATTAATACAAGGATCAGCTGCTGACATGACAAAGAAAGCTATGGTAGACTTATATAAAGAAGGCATCACACCGCATATACAAGTGCATGATGAACTTGATATATCTATTGAATCTGCAGATCATGCTGATAAGATAAAACAAATTATGGAAGGGGCTGTTGCTCTTGAAGTGCCAAACAAAGTAGACTACGAGTCAGGCGCAAACTGGGGTAACATTAAATGATATATGGCTTATTTAAACGCAAACATACCACCAACTTATGCACAAATAAGAAGAGAGTATTTATATGATCTCAAAAAACATCACGGAGAAGTTGA